TAGGCTTAAATGGGTTTAGTACAAACCGTAGTACTTCACCGTTGCTTATCCATACGTTACAGTTTACCTCATCTAAGTCGCTAAACTCACTAGGTATATCTACACCATGCTCTTCTAATAGTTTAGTATCTACGAAACCCCAGAACTCTAATACTTCCCAACGCTCTGACGTAGGTTGTGTATCATCGTCTTCCATAGTCATTTCCCAATACTTCTGCTCGTAGTTTGGTCCTTTGTCTATAGCTAACTGTACACCATCATCCATAAAGTATGGACGTGTCTTTAGCTTACGTAGTTGTGTGCGTGACATCTTGTGTCTTTGTACAACATACTCTGCCTCATCCATATCCTTTGCTTCAGGGTCAGGATAGAAATCCCATATAGAAACATGGTCACATTCTGGAACAGTTCTTACAATAGGGTCATACTCACCCTCTTCGTTCCAGTTAGGATATTCTTTATCTACAGCAAATGCACCCTTCATAACACCTGTACCTAGTAGTGCCATTTCAAATGCCATACTTCTTAGGTGTGTAGTAGCTCCGCTTTCCTGTAGCTGATCATGGATTTTCTTCTCCATCTTCTTAGCTGAAACCATAGCAGGATGAAACGTAACACTAGTAGCTGTACTTCCACCACCCTCTATTATCTTCTCACTTACAGGTGCTAGTTTCTCTTCCATGCCACCTAGTCTGGCCTGTAGATCCATAAGTGTTTCACCTGGTTTTAGTTCTGTATCGCCATCTATTAGATAAGGTCTTGGCGCTGGTGAACCCATAGCTGCACTGATAGCAGACTGTCCTGCTTCTGCTCTAGGGTCTATGTTTATATGTACAGCTTCTGCTACACCATCTGGTAGAACAGTAGGATTTACAGATAAAGGAAACTTATTGTTACCAAATAGTACATCTATTATCTGTCCATACGCTGCTAGTGTTTTTGTTTTAGTTACCTTTACAAAGATACGAGACTTTTCTGCATCTGTGAATTGCACATCACTACCGTATAGTCCACGATAGTTACGATAAGCTTTTAACCATCTTTGTTCATCAGCATATCTAGAGTCTTCAGACCTTTTGTATCGGTCTTTTATAAAGCCAATTACACTGTCCTTCTCTTTAAAGATTTTGTCATCAGCTTTTTCTGCTGCAACGACATCATCCGTTTCAAACATTTCTTCAGCCATTAGCTGTTGTCCTTTCTTCTCCAAGGTCCATTGTTGAAAGCAGCTTGCTCTTGACAGTTAGGACAAGTGGTCCACATATTAGTGTTATAAGTTATCTCGCACTTAGGGCAAGACTCTACTACTTCAGTATCCGAATGTTGAATCACTGGCTTGAAATCCTGATCGTTGTTTAGCTGGATTGTAATCCCATATGCTGCTACGTGGCCTTGTCATTATACCATATCTTAACGCATCATACAAGTGATCTTCTGCTTTTGTATCCACATCTTCTGGATTCTTTTTGTCCAGTGGAATGCTTGGTATCTGTGCTATTGTGTTCACACAGTTATTCATAAATACTAACATAGGCTTTTCTATAAAGTCATCTACCTTCAAACGCCTATGTATCTCGTTTTTTCCTGCGATACGTGACCCTCTTGAACGATCAGAAGGACGCCAACGGCAACCCTTCATGTTCATCTGTTCAGCTAGTGATGGGCCAGTATCGCCTCGGTTGTGCCATAAAGAACTATCAAGCACACCGTATCTCATACCACCGTCTTTGTATTCTGCCTCTAGTATCATATCAGCTAAGTCTGTAGCTGTTACTTTAGATACATACATTTCCCTGTATACTATAAGCTGCTCATCGGGAGCAACAGTAAACCAAAGAACACCAGTGTGGGAACCATAACCGTAGTCGCAAGCCCTAAAGCGTACCCAACTGTCAGGGATTTCAAAGTGTTCGATAACGTGGGAAGTTCTGTCAAATTCGGGAAATGCTGCCCCTTCGTTGACATCCCAGTTTCCTTCAAGGAGTTGTTTCCTCTGATGCTCTGGTAGTGATAGGAGCATGGCCTCATAGTCACCCTCTTCGGCAAGGTATGGGTTATCGAAGAGAGATGCAGGTATAAACCTACGCTTGAATAAAGGCTGACCTTCCTTGCTGTGTCCTTTAGGGAATGTAATTGTTTTACTTGTTTCAATGTCTGTAGCCCAAAAGTCTTTACCTGCAGGTGCAGGATCTATAAACATCTTCTTGACCCAAGCATGTCCAGCGCCACCTGGGTTTGTTGTAGCTCTCATATACAAACCTAATTGTTTGCTGTGTGCGCTACGAAGACGTGATCTCATATAATCCCAAGCGTAAGGTGTAGGCCATTGAGTGAGTTCGTCAAATCCAATCCAGTTAAATGCCTGTCCTTGATACCTAGTGACGTCTGTATCTTTATCCAGATAAGACATCCATAATCGTCCACCTCTAGGTGATATCCACTGTGACTTACGCTCTGACCATTTGATTCCTGGTATGGCACGTGGGTATAACTCCTGTGACTTCTGTATTAGTTCCCTTAGTTCTTCAGTAGTGTGTCGTACAAGGAGTCCAGAGAAGTGTGGATCGTTAAGGCCGTGTAATGGGTCTGCCAACATAGCATATGATTTACCACCACCTGCTGCCCCTCCGTATAGTACTTCTCTCTCAGATGAACTCAAGAAAGATGTTTGTGGACCTTCATTAGGTTTAAAGACAACTTCCTGTGCTTCATCTACGTCATACTCAGGTGCTACTACCTGCGCTGGGATAGGTTCAGTTTGGGGGGCGTCTATCTCCGCTGGCTTCTGAGTATGCTCCGACTCCTTGTGTTTCGAGCTTCTCGATTTGCGAGAGGGTTTCTTGGAGCCACTTGGCAAGCTTACGTTTAATTGCAGATGCTTTTCTACGTTTTTGCTCAACTTCTATTCTCTTCTTTAGACCCATGTGTGATATGTATCGGTCTGCTTCTTTGCTCAACCACTGAGCTACTGCTCTGTAACTATACTGCTTTAGGTGTTGCTTTGCAAGCTCTAATGCATCTAACTCATGTTCTATGGGAACAAGTAGTCTATCATTATTTGGATCTACTTCATAGCCAAACGGAACCTTTACAGTAGTCCTAGCTATTACGTGCCACTCTTTGTTGTGTCCTTTGGGTGGCAGAGGTAACTGCCAGAATCCCAGTTCTCTTTGAGGTATTATTCGTTTGTACCTTCTTTAGGTGGTAAATAAAAAATGCCACCCCCACTGGTGACATCTACTTTGTCTACTTTACCAAGACCTGCTCTGTCAAGCACGTCCTTGGCAGCTATCATTTTTTCTTTGATACCCAACTGAGTGGGGTCTTGCAAAGCGCCCATAAGAGCGAAAGCAGCTTTCGGGGCAGTCCTAGCAAAGTAAGTCCTAGTTTTTTCAGCGATTTCATCTTTAAGTGCCTCCACTATAGAAGTTGTACTGGAGTTGTCGCCATACCCAGCTAACTTCTTAGCCTGTACAACGTCACCTCCAGCATCATCAAATAATACATCCAAGAACCTTTGTTGTCTTTCAGTTAACGTCCTTGCCATAAATTGCGTTCCTTATTTGTGATCTACCTATACCTAGATCATTTAGTTGTCTATCATCCAACATGTGTAGCATTCTAAAGTCTGCACGTTTCTGTTGTCTGATTACGTGGTTATCCCACATTCTTTGTAATAGTTTTTTCATGTACTTTCTCCTTGTTTGTACAAGGGTAGTTATACACAAATGTTAGCGCTATAGTACTGCTAAGTTGGAATAGCCGCTATGCGTTTACTTCTTCTTTTTCATAGGTCTAGCTGGTGGGTTAGATGCACCACATGCTAATCCACCGTGACCCATGTTGTTAGTCTTCTTAGCCATACCACCATACATGTAGCCCATCTTCTTAGCTACGGCTGGTGCTTCTTTCTTTAGTGCTTTCATACCTTTATTCATAATACCACCTTTGTTCATGTTATGATAACCTTTGCCCCCACAATGAGAGCAACCTTTGCCTTTACACTTTGGACACATCTTCTTCATGTCCTTTTCCTTTTAACTTTCTTAGGAGGCTTCTTTGCCGTCTTAGCGGCTGCGCGAAATGCAGCGTCAGTCGGAGCGCCCTTGTCACCCTTTTTTCGCATTGGCTTGCCAGACTTTCGGCGTTTGTTGATGTTCTCATATAAACTCATGTTATGCCCTCTTAGATTTAGTACCAGCACACTTCCACTTCTTACGAGATAGACGTAGTGGGCTGTTAGGATTCTTTGCTGCCTTTGGATGTTTCTTCATCTGCCCAGCGCTTCTTGCACAATACGAATCACCTTTACCTGTACCTGGACGTATACGCTTACCACCGTCCTTGGCTTTACCAGACTGACCGTAGCTTACCTTTATCTTACGCCCTGTCTTAGGGTTAGTCGTTGTCTTAGCAAACATCTTGC